AAGCGCGCGCTTACGTTCGGATGCGGCGGGGGCAATCCGGGGCAAACGGTCGCCCTCGCGTGCGTGCGCGAATTGCCGCCGCCGTCTCTCTGGTTTTTGTCTCTCTGGAAATTGTCTTCTAGGGGGTTTCCAAGGGGGGGCACGGGGAAGCCGTCACGGGTGACGGGTTGCAAGGTGCCACGGGTGACGGGTTCGGGTGTCGGTTTTGACGGGTTGCGCGGTTGCCCTGGGTGCGGGGCTTCCGTAATAGTTCGTTGACGCAAGTGCCCCTCGCGAGGTTCGCGCCACAAGAGCACGACAACCCGCCCGGGGCCGGTGTTGAAATCGACGTGCCCGCATGCTTGCAATCGCCGAAGCGAGCGTTGCACGGTTCGCTCGGAAATCCCGACGAGCCCGGTAAGCTCCTCATTGCTCGCCGCCACGCGGGCACGGTTGCGAGCGAGCCGAAGCAACGCGAGAATCATGTTTCGATCGGTGGGGGTAAGCCGCCGATCATCGATGATGAAATTCGGGCATGCCGCAAACGCAATGGTGTTGCTCGATTTGTTCAACATGGTTACAATCCCCGTTGCTAGGGGTTTGCGAATTGGTTGCCTTGCTCGGGGGGGCGAGCCTAGGGGTTTGGCTCGCCCCCCTCTTTTGCATCACGGTCGGCAACGAGCCCCGCGAAGTAATCACCAAGCCAACGGTCGATCAGTGCCGGGCGTGCCCGCCAAAGCCCCTCAAGAGCCGCCAGACTCTTCTCACGGTCACGCCCGCCCATTCGCCCCTCTGGGCGCAACGATGCGTCAGAAACGAAACCAGACCCCACGGCAACCGCGAGAAGCCGCCGCAAGGTTCGCTCGGTGCTCGTGATGCCCTGGGTTGCGGCAACCCAACGCTCGACGTAGGGCACGATCGAATCGGGTTGCGGTTTCATGTTCGCCCCACGGGCCAGACATCGAGGTCTTCGGGCTCGTCGGGCTCGTCGCCCTGGGGGTCACGCCGCCCGGGCTCGGTGGTCGCGGGGGCGTGCTCCTCGACGGGAGTTGCCGCCCCCGGGCTTGGGCCGGTGTTCCCAAGCTCCGGGGGGGTCGCCTGCGCGCCCGTCCGCGCAGACTGTTTTTCCTGCCCGATGCCAAGCCCCGCCCGCACGCCCGCAACGCCCCGCTCCGGGCGCTTGACGGTCGCCCGGGCAGTGCCGGTGCCGCTCGTTGGCCAGTCGCCCGGGGAAGCCGCATCGAGGGCATAGTCGCGGTCATCAATCGCCATTGCCCGGGCCACGGCCACGGAACGGGCTTGCCGCTTCAAGAGCCGCTTGAGCACAACTTTTTTTGCCATCTCGCCCCATGAATTCCGCCACGCGGGCGAATCCTTGGAACGCGAGCGCGCCCGGATTTCCTCAACATCGAGTGCGGTCATGTGCTCGAAAACAATTTCGCCCGTCTTCAATGCCGCATAGGCATAGACGTGCACGGCGGGGCCGCGCGGCCCGTCGAGGCTCGGAATGTGGCGAACGGTGGGGCGGGGGTCGCGGATGATTTCAAACTCATCGGCGCGGTAAACCTCGACGGCTTCAATTGCCCCAAACTCGCCCGAGCGTCGCGCCAATTTCAGCAAGCCCTTGTAATCGGGCATAAACGTGCATTGACGCGTGCCCGCTTTCTTGTCGTCAAACGGAACAAGGTGCCCTTCGGCAAGTGGCCCGCCGATCTCAAGCCCGAGTGATGCCGCCTCGCCGAGCGATGCGAGAATTGAATCGTGTGTGCAACCGCGAAGATCGGTGCGCCCTCGCATATACAAGCATGCGAGTTTAATCATGCGTTCAGGGGTGAGCCCGAGCGCGGGGGGCAACAATTCCGCGAGCCGGTCGCGATGCTGCCAAAGGTACTCGCGCAACGGGTCTGTGTTGCGTGCGGGGGTCTTGTCACTCATCAACGTTCCATCCCTTCTCCCACAAGAGCCGAACGTATTCGTATGCTTTAACAATTTGCACGCGGTCAGTCGTGCGCACGATTCGCCGCTTGAGCACGCGCCCGTTGACAAGCCGCGCCGATGCTGCGTTGCCGAACGCCGCGCAGATTTCGGCATGCTTGCGTTTCTTGATTTGTTCCGCGTTGCTCGCTTGCACGCGGGCAACATCCCACTCCTCGACGAGCTTGGTTGTCTGCTCGTCGAATTCAATGTCGCCCGCTTGCTCTGGAAACAAGCGGGGCAAAAGGTGGGCATCGTTGTCGGGATCGAATTCCGGGGGGTCGCGCCGTTGCACGCGTTCCCAAAACTCGCCCTCGCGTTCGATGATTTCTTGGATCGCCGCATCATCACGTTCAATCGTATAGATGCGAAGTGCCTGCCCGCAAATGAGCGCCGCCACGTCGGCAACGGGTGCCCCGGTCACGGCCAATTGATGAAGCACTTGGACCACGTAATAGTCGGGGATATCATCCGTGCCCGGTGATCCCCATCGCATCGATTGCCGCTCGCCGACGGTTTTGATTTCGACAAGCCGCCCGTCTTCGCGAATCGCGTCGAGGGTCGCGAACATGAATGGGTGCGCCGTCGAGCGGACAAAGGGTTGCGTGAGCGCGAGCGCCGCCCCGGTTTCTTCCGAGTATGCTTGAGCGATGAGGGGCTCAAGCCGCAAGCCCCATCGCATTGCTTCCGTCGGTTCAAACGGGTTGCCGCCCGGTTCGATCTTGCGGAGATACAACGCAAGGGGCGATTGCCACGGGGAAAGCCCGAGCGCCGCCGCCGCCTCGCTTGAGCCGATGCCCGACTCGCGCTCTTTGAGCCACGCCTCGCGGTCAACGTCGGGCGAAATTGTGGGATGCGGTTGCATGGTCAACACTCCGTAGTTGCGGGCTCGGGCTCGTCGAGGGGTTCTGCCTGCCCGTTGCAAGGTGCCCCCGGGGGCACGTCAAGAAACTCGTCGAGGTTGCCAGCGTGGCGCGGTGGCACGGGTGAGAAATCGTGCGCCCACGTCAAGCCGATGGAAGCGATATCGCCCCGAGCGTCGAGCCAGTAAGCCGCCGTCGCGGTCGCCAGTGCTTGCCCTTCGGGCAGGTTGGCAAGCACGGCTTTCAAATCCGCGAGGGTTGCCGCGAGGTCGCTTTGACAACGCCGAAGCTCGCCGAGCGTTCGACGCTCGCGGGCTTGTGCTTGCTCGTGCGCGAACAAAATGCGCTGTGTAATCACAAGCCGCTCTCCTCTCGTGAGCGCGAGCGATGCGCGCAGAACGAACGCCGCGAACATGCCGCGCTCCTCATTGGGGTTCGGTGGTCAATCGGGTTTGCCGTTGAGCGGGGCACGATTTGCCGCCGCCTTCAATCGCCGTTGCAATTCCGGGCGCAAAATCTCGCAAAGCACTTCGCCAACGTGTTTTTCTTCAAGCTTGGCAACCACGTTCAAAAGCGTGCGAACGTCGGGGGTAACTTCGGCGTTCAAGTGCACGAAACCCGGGGTGTGCTTGATCTGCGTACGTTGCCCCGGTTTGCGCCCGCGTTTTCCGGGTGTTTCGGACTTCGGCGCAGCCGCTTTCTTCCTCGCCGCCACGGTATAGACTCCCATTCGCCGCCCGCGCCGAACCACTGGAACGAGCGCGAATCTAAACCCGCCGATTTTCGGTGTCAAGGGGGTCGATCAAAAAACCCTCACACGTCATGGCCAATAAAGTTAAAGAAGTTTAAGAGTCTAAGGGTCTTTAACTTCCTTAACTACTTCGGCCGGTTTAAGTCGTTAAAAAACTTTAAGAAGTTAAAGCCCCGCCTCGATGCCCTCGCCCTGGGTGCCCACGAACGCGCACGAGCATCGCTTGCCGCGCCCTTCGGATGGGGCAATGCGTGCGAACGGCGGGGGTCGATTTATAACTATGCTCGACGAGATGAGGAGCGAGCGCAAACTAAGCCGAGTCCGGTAAGGGGTCAAGAAATTTCATCGAGACTTTTTAGACGGCCTAACTTTGCCGACGATTCGAGATGCCTCGATCAATCGAGGTTGGCACGGTCGCAACCTTGCGGGGTGAAAACGCTGGCCGGAATCTAACGCTAAGGGGCTTCCTAGAATGGCCACGCAAGCCGCTCGTCGGCGGGCAATTGATAGGGGTCAAACGGGACATACTGAGCCCCGCAACATCGTCGCCCCGCCATGTCGAGGGATTCGCGGAACCATTGCCGAAGCGATGCCGCGAGGTCGCGGGGCTCGGGCTCGGGCTCGGGCAGGGGGGCGGGCTCGTGCGGTGCCCGGGCTTGCTCAAGAATCCACGGGATGAATTCCGGGTGATAGTCGCGGTGCGTTGGGTCGCAAAGCTCGCGGTAACGCTCGACGCCCGTTCGGCCAACCATGATGTCGAGGGCATCGGCAAGGGTCATCATGGTGTGACTGTGTAAATGCCCGTTGCGATGAAGATCCCGCAACCTACGGTAGAAGTCACGTTGAAAACGATGTTGAGCGGTGAGCCGCTTTGCGAGGTCGCGGGGAAATAGCACGGAATGGTTCCGAAACAATCACCGATGGTCGTTACGTTGCATGGCCCGTTGGGGCCGCTTATCGCCCACGGATCGCACGCGCACCAAACGACAATGCGCGGTTGGGGGTCCGGTCCAGTGCCCGCCCCGCCGCACCAAACGACGCGATTTGAACATCCCGCACTATCGTTATATGTATGTAAAAGACTAACCGTCGAGCCGCCGCTCCCGTAAACATTGTTGTAACTCACGTTCAACGTCGAGGGAATCGCCATCAAAACGCCCGCCGCGACGATATATCCACTGGTCGGCAAAAGTAGAAATGTGCGGGGGGTGCACGTCGAGGGAACGGTTGACGTTTGCGTGCAATAGTTCGGTGCCGTGACCGTGATTGTCGCGCCCTTTGCCGCGCTCGTGAACGTCGCCACGCCCGAGCCGTTGGTTGTCTGGGTGTCCGCGCCAATGGTGACGCTCGCCCCGGGCACGGGCGCGTTGCCGCAATTCTTGACCGTGACTTGATAGCCTGCGCAACCGCAACATGGGGAGCACGGCAAAAGCAACATGGCTCAAGCGCAATCGGTGCCCGCGATATACCAGCAACCCATGTAGGTATAAATCAGCACTTGCTTACCGCTGGCAATCGCGGTGTTCCAAGTGTTGTACGCGGTCACGGTTCGCGAGCCCGCCGACAATGCCCCCGTCGAGGGGTTGGCTTCCCATATCGTGACGCTGCCCGACGTGGGGCTTGCCATCGTGCCCACGGCAAAGCTCGCCCCGGTCACGGCGGGGAACAACGCGAAGCCCCCGACGCCCACGGGATAACGCGCCCGCTTGAGTTGAGAATTGCGCGGTCGCCGGTCATAAAACTTTTGATTCCGCCCGAGCCGCCGCACGTCACGCACGGTCAAATTGGCGGGGGCATCATCCCAATTTTGCGACGGCTTGCCGATTGCAAACATAAACGCCCTTTCATGGTCCCGGGTATTCGATCATGAGCCCGCCAAACTCCTTTTCGGGGAACAAGTGAAACTCAAGAAAAACCGGATCATCGCCCGGTTCGATCGGTTGCCCGTTGCCGTCGAGGAGCTTCGGGCTTGATATCGGGATGCCCGATTCAAGAATCTGCGCCTGCTGGCCCGTTGCCGTGTCAATCTTCCGCATGCCCTGATCTAAAATCTTAAATGTCCACTTGTCAGGATTAAACTCGAATTCATACGTTACGGTCCAGTAGAAGCCGCTCGCCCCCCCGTAATTGATCGATGAAAGATACTGGTCCCATTGCCGCACGCCGGAAATCTGCGTGACCTTGACCGTGAGCGGATCGCAACCAAGGAAGCTATCGGTGTTGATTGCGTTGCGGTATGCGTACGCTCGGGCGGGGTTGAAAACGGGCTCGTTTCGCACGAACGAAAGCGTTACGCGGGGGTCTTCAATCTCAATCGGGGGGTCGAAGTAATCATTGGCCGAGTTGACAACCGCCGATCCGTTGATGTCTTCGGACGCAACTTTCGTCATTGGGGAAAAACCCCATTGCACATCGGGCGGTTTGGTGAGGGGGTTTTCGGGCCATTGAGCCGGATCATACGGGCCATAAGAATATGTAACTATCCACGATTTGCCATCCTCGCCCTCTTCCGCGACGGCAATGTCCATCACGTAAGAGCCGTTGTCGTGCTCTGAGCCGTCGCTGTTTTGGTAGTGGTCGCCGATTTGCAACCCAACCGCCATCGCCACGGTTCGCGGCCCGATGTTCGGGTCATCGGTTATCACGCGGAACGCCCGGGTATACGTGCGCGTCCAATCGCGCCCCTGCGTGCCCGTGCGTGGCCCACGGATTTCATCGACTGACACGACGCCCATTGCTGTGTATCGTACGCTACAGACTAGGCGGGAAGTTTGACCGTCTCGGGTGCACTGCCCCCGTACGCTTTGATTAGTTCACGCAGCAAACCCGGTATCGGGCTTTGAATCTCGACGAGTTTTTGAGTGTTCTTTGCCACTTCCTTTTGAGGCTCGTCTCGCTTGGTGGTTTGCGCTTTGAGGATTGCCGAATAGGATTCCTTGCTTCCAAGCTCGATCGCGCCCGCGTGCTTCACTTCCATTGCCTCGCTCGCTTCTTTCTTGAGTTTCTCCTCGCCCCGCTTGAATTGTTCGGGTGTAAGCAATCCAGCCGCGAGCATCTTTTGAAGCTTGGCCACTTCCGTTGTATATTTCTCGGTTGGGGTTTGCAGTGATTCAATGAGGGATTTCGAGCTTGATTTCAATTCGTCAGTCGCTTTCTTGTCGGCTTCGAGCTTGTCGAGTTGCCCCGCGATCGCCCGAGCGTTGGCGAGTTGCGCCTCGCTTGCCCCCGCGAGGGAAAGCTTATAGATGTCGGCTTGGTGGCTCGACTTGCCGAACGTCGCCACTTGTGCTTGCAATCCTTCCTCCAGTTCACGCACTTTCTTCGCGGTCTCGATGAAATCCTCACCAACCATGTTGGTCTGTTTGCCGACGTTTTGCATTGCCGCCGCCGTGCGGTTGGCCGTGTCCTTGATGCCATCGAAGAATGATTTCACGCCCTCCGACGCTGGGGGCTTGTTCCACTCATCATAAAAGCCCTTCATTTGCTTTTGTGCCAATGCGTCGAGGTCATCGCCGATCGTTTCAATCGTGCCCTTCGCGTTGGTTTCCATGCCCGGGATGAGGTTCGTCATATTGAGCCAAGCGTGCTCGACGAGCGCGATTGCTTTTACGATGTCGGCAAGCGCATAGGTCACGCCCGCTTGCAAGCCGAGAAAGATCAATTTCAAATCCTGGACGGAATCCCCGAGAAAGCCGATTGCGGTAATTACGAAATCGATGCCCTGGGAAATGGTCTCGCTTGCTTTCATCCCGTGAGTTGCCCATTGGATGAATTGCTCGCCGATCGCGATTATGTATGGGGCAAGGGCAATCGAAATCTTTGAGCCGACGGCGGTAAGCACGCGCCCAATGTCGGCAATCGCATCGCGAGCCGCCCCGATGTTGTCAACGTTGCCAAGCTCCAAGCCGAGCGCTTTGAACCGCGATTCGAGCCGTTCCACTTCGGCCGTGCCCGCGCGAAGCGTGTTCAACATATAAACGCCCGACTTGCCGAATAAATCCATCGCCGCCGCCGCTTCGGTCGCCACGTTGGGGAGCTTGCCCCAATTCGCGATGATGGCTTTCATCTGCCCGAGCCCGGTCATTTTCGATAGTGCGGTCGCACTGAGCCCGAGTTGCTTCAATACGTCGTTTGCTGGCCCGCCTTTCGCGATGGCATCGCCCAAGTTTGCGGTAAACTTCACAAGCGACTTGTCGAGCACTTCCATTTCCGAGCCGGTGATATCGGCCACATAGCGAAGCGTGTTGAACTCGTCGATTGTCATTCCGAGCCGCGCCGCGAGATCGTACAAATCGTCAATCACTTTCATATTTGACTTAATGAACATCCCGAAAATGCCGCCCGCCGCAACCGCCCCCGCGCCGAGCATGCCCGCGAGCCCGGTGAGCGCGCCCATACTGGATTGAACCGCGCTCTCGAAACCCTTGAGCATGGTTTGAGCGGTGCCAAGCCCTTTGGCGAGGGTATCGGTAGCAACCCGCATCCCGATTGTGATATTGCCGATCAGTGCCATCGGTCGCCCTGGGTCCTCATAAGGTGCGATGCGGTGCCGGAAGCGGTCGCCCCGGCAAGGGCTCTGGCTTGCGTTCTGGCCGCTTGAAGCCGAGCGCCTCGGGGAAAAGCCCCGCCATTGCCGCAAGCCCCGCTTGGGCCGATTGGATCTCGCCCGGGAAGGTGGGCACGGGGGCGAAGTAGGGCACGAATTCCGACGCCCGCGAGGATTTGCCGAACGCCGCCCGGATCATCGGGGCGAGGGTTCCAACCATGAAGAAAACATCGGGCAGGTTGTATAGGGCATCGAACGCGAGCCACGCCGAAAACTCCGGTGAAGTCATCCGCCCGCCAAGCTCCTCGACGGTGAGCCCGAGCAACGCCGCTAGGCGGAATGAGAATTTGCGTGCGGGCTCGGTTGCGATTTTTTTTCAAGCTCGCGAACGTCTTCGGGGGTGAGCGCGTTTTTCTTTTGCGCGATCTGAAAAAGCCGCAAGAGCACGGGCATACTCTTCCCCGACAACGCCTCAATATCGGCTTCCGTGAACATCGGGTTTCCATCCGCATCGGCAAGCGCGAACGTGAGGAGCGCGGGTATTGCTTTCGTGCGGTCACGGTCGAAAGCCGATTCAAAGCGAATACGTTCCGCAACCGACATTGCCCGTATCGCCACTTGCCCGCCCCATTCGGGCACGTCAACAAGCTCGGTGGCGAGGTCATCGGCCGCGAGGATTTGCTCACGCGTCAACAAGCCCATGCAAGCCCCCTCGGTGGTTTGTAACGTACGATGCAACGCGGTCACGTATGGGTAACGACAACCACGCCCGAGACTTTGAGTGTGTAATCCGCACCGAGATTGCCCTCAACCTCGATGCCGTTGGTTTCAAACTTCGTGAGAATGGCCGTGAACGAAAAGACGGTTGCCCCCGCATCGGTAAACTTCAGTTTGAACGCCGCCGCCGCTGGGGGCACTGCTTGAAGCAACGCATAAAGCGCAAGGTGCGTTGTGTCTTGTGGGTCATAGAACAATGAGCCCGAAATCTCGCCGTTGTCGAGAATGGTTGGCCGGTACGTCTTCGCGGTTGAGTCGAGGGTTGTGGTTTCGGCCGTGCCCATTTCTGAGCCCGGGCCAGTGATCGAAACGCGTTGGGCAACGGTCGTGAACGTCGAGGCAACCGATTGTTGCAAGATTGTCCCGAGCCCTGGGTTGACTTGTGGTGCTGGCATAAGGCAATCCTCATATCAGGGTTATTCGCGGTAACGAAAACGAAACTCAAGCACGCAATTGAATGTGCCAAGCTCCTCTTCCGATTCTTCGGGAGGGTCAACATATTCATGCGTTTCATTTGTCAGCATGGATTCGAGAACAATGGTCGGGCCAAGCAACATCGGAATTTGCGCGGGGCTCGGTGTGAAAAGCCCCCGCAGAATGCGTTGAATGTTCCGCGTATCCTGATAGGTGAATGACTGCCCGACGATTTGTACGGTGGCATCGGCAATGCCCGCTGGCCCGTCGAGGGTCATCAAGCGGGGCTTTTGCTTGAGTGTGTAAGTAATCGCGGGGATGGTGACGTGTTCGGGTATGACAAGGGGCCAGACATCTTCCCCGACGATTTCCGCGAGCGCTTCGCAACCAAGCATCGCTTCGACGAGCGAGCTTTCAAAGTCAATGGCGGGGAATTCAAGTATCGACGGGCCATTGAATGTTTGCGTGTTGAGTTGAAAGGTGTTGAGCACGGTCGATTATTCTTCGGCCCGATAGTTGAAAAGGTAGGTTGTGCCGGTCGCGGGCACGCCCACGGCCGTAAAATCGATCTTGTTGATTGCGGGGGTGATATAAAGCCCGCCCGCCACAAGTGCCGCCGCCGCTGCGTTGGCCGGTGAGAATGTGACCTTAGGCGCATTGATCCAGTTTGAGCCAAAGTTCACGGTCCCAATGATGCCCGCCACGGTGCCCGATGCCCCGGTCACAATCGACAATTGCCCGTTGCTGTCAGTCGAGCCCGAAGCAAGAGAAGCCGTCGGGCTCGCCCCCGCGCCCGCCCCCGCCGTTGCGGTGGTCGTGCCCGTGAGATTGGTCGTGCGCTTGTGGCCCTGGGTGGTAACGCGCCCGGTCGTGCTATTGCCTTGCAACACGAGATCAATCACGGTGCCCGCGTTGGTAAAGGGCACGATGGCAAGCGCGTTCGCACTAACGCCGCTTGAGATTTGCAACGAATTAATTGCCCCGCCCGTGCCATCGTCAACGTTATTGCTTACAAAGTTTGTGCTGCCCGACGAGTTGTGCACTGAGCCGTTAAGGATGTTGCTCGCAACCACGTTGCCCGCCGTGCCGCCGTCGATTTGAACCGCTTGAGCACATCCCGAACTATTGACCGTTGGCAACGCCCCGGCCGGTACGCCCGCCCCCGTGTCGAGGTAGGTTGTTACCGCGCCCACGGTGGCCAAGAGCAATTCCGCCCCGGTCGTTCGGCCATAAACCCGGTAGCCCGTCGCCCCCGTGACGCTGCCCCAATTCACGGTAACGGTGTTTGTGCTCGTGCCCGCTGGTACGGTGATCGTCGTTTCCGTCGAGGCAAGGGTTTCGCCCGATGCGTTGGTTGCCGTGACGCGATAAGCATAGACGCCCGGGGCCAGTGTGCCGCCCGTGGTCGCCGTCGAGAAAGCCGCGTTCACGGGGGTTGCAAGAGCCGCCGTGATAGTCACGCGGTTTGCAACCGAATAGGCATTGTTCGATCCGTGATAAAGCCCGCCCTTGCCCCGGATTGTTTTGATGGTGCACGCCGTTGCCGAGCCCCCGCCCACGGCAACGCCCGCATAATTGACCGGATCGGCGGTCGCATCATTGGAAATGCTCGCCCCGGTCACTGAGCAATTCGCGCTTGGCACGTTGGGGAATGCAACACCGTTGAGATTCTGCGCGGTATAGATGCCCCCGCAAATACTGATATCTTGCGACGTGCCCGCACTATTCGACACGAATACGCCATACCCATACCCGCGAAACACGCCCCCGGTGATGGCAACGCGTTGGCAACCACTGACGTTGACAATCGGGGTGAGCGATGCCCCGATCGGCCCGATACAGACGTTGCCCGAGATCGCGACATCACGCGCCCGAATTAGACTGATTGGCGAGTTGATGATATTGATAAATAGATTGTTACCGATGGTGAGATTCGATGGGAAAGTCGTGGTTGCCGATTGGGTGCAATTGACATCGATTCCCACGCCGCAATTGTAAAGCCGGTTCCCGGTCATCACTACGTTCGCGGGGGTGTTGTCAATCGAGCCCGAACGCATCGAGATACCAGATTCCCAGCAATCCCGGATTGTATTGTTGCTGAGGGTGCAATCGCTGTTATCGGCGGAATCGATGGACGAAAGCCCGACGAGACAATTCTGGACAAAACAATTAGTGATGATTGAATCTTGAACCAAGCTTGACCACACGATGCCGCCCCGATAACCATGCCCGACGCTTTGATCTTGATTGCCGTTGATGACACGAACGGAATCAATCACGGCGTGAATCGTGCCCCCTTGGTGAACACCGTTGCCATTCAAATTTGTAATCACGCAATCACGCACTTCGCAGTGATTGCCAATCACGACGATTCCCTCGCCCGGGCATTCTTGAAGATGACATCCCGCAATCTTGCTTCCGCTCTTGAGCATCTCGATTTCTTCGACGGTTTCCCACGTATGAAAAACCCACGCCGCCCGGTTGCCGTCCATGTTCAAATCATAAACGCGTGAGCCTGAGCCATTCATCAAGATTCCAATGAATGCTGAATAGACGATTGCCCCGGCCGGTGCCGCATACGTGAATTGCTGGTTTGTCGTGAGTACGTTTCCGGTCACGGTGTTGACTTGATGCGGCGAGTTTTCATAAAGGGGCACGGGCCACGGGGGCGTTATCACGCCGCCCACGCCCGCCGCGCTGTTGATGGTTGCCACGGGCGATGAAACGTAGCCCGAGCCCGGGGAATCGATCACAAGCCCGGTGATTGCCCCGGCCGGTGCGGTAATGTGGCCGGTCGCCGCCACGCCCCCGGGGGCGAGCCCGCCGGTCAAGGTGACGGTTTCCCCGGTCACGTAGCCCGAGCCCGCCGCAACGATGCGTGCGCCCGTTGTGGGCAAGGGCACGCCCACGGCCACGGTGAGCCATGAACCCACGGGGAACAAGGAAGGATCGGCCACGGTGAGCGAAGTCGTCGGCAAGGTAATCGGCGCGGTGAGCGTGGTATTGATTTGCGGGGCACGCTTCAAGGTCGCCTTGTTCCCATAGATAAACTGGTTCGCCGCAAGGGGCAGACTCCCGGAATATATATAGGTCTTGCCTTGTTCAAATGAGATATGCAAGCCCGTCGCCAGTGCCGCGAGGATTGCCGCCGTGTCATCGGTCACGCCGTCGCCAAGCGCCCCGAAGCGAGCAACGCCCACGGTCGCCGTATCATGTTCAAGCCGGTTAATTGCCGCTTGAATCGCGGTCACTTGTCGAGCGGTGAACATCACGGCAAGCGCATCGCCGATATCGTAAGCCGCATCGCTCGTGCCCTGGTCGATCGTCACGCCGCCGAGCACATCGCCCGCGAGGGAGGTTGCAAGGCATATCGTCTGCTTTTGCGGATCGATGATGCGCCCGTATGTATCGATGTTGCCCTTGGGAACTAGCGTGAATTGAAGGGGGGCAGTTGCCGAAATCGCGAGCCCGAGCTTTGCGAGTTGCCCCGCGATCATCGCGCCCGCGCCCGTTTGTAGGCTCACGGTGGGGTCGCCGATCGCGCGAGGCAATCGCAACTTGCTCGCGGTGTTATTGCTCGTGATTGCGAATTGCGTCGGGCTCGCCATCGGTCACAACCCCTTGATTGTTTGCTCGATGCCCTCGCGGATCATCGCGATTGCCGCGCCCCTCGCGTGCTCGCCAGTGCTCTTGAAAGCCCGTTCCATGTAATGCTGCGCTTGTTGCCGCTCGGTGCCGAATTCGACCATTGCCCCGTAATAGGTCAAGCCCTTGAAATTCTCATCGCCAATCACAACGTCGAGCCCGAGCCCGGTACGTGAACGCCTCGCCGCTTTGAGTTTGATTGCCCGCACGAGTGCCCCGCTTCGGCGGGGGGCGTTGCGTGCCGTTACTTCCTTCACGGGTTTCAACGCCGTGCGCATCGATTGCCGCAAAACCTTTTTGGCGAGCGCGGGCTCAAGCCGCCGCAACCTACGGTCAATTGCCTCGATGCCAGTAACGACGATTCGCGGTTTGGCCACGGGTCAAGTCGTGAGAAACTTTGCCTTGATGATTGCCGCCGCTGTGGTGGTCACATAAAAATGTGTGACTGCCACATTCAAGGGATTCGAGTAGTACGATGCCGTTTTCGACCATGTAAAGGGCACGTTGGCCTTGAGCGCGATTGTTGAGAATGGCGAGCCGGTGCTGTTTACCTTGATGCTCACGGGTTGATTCGAGACAAGAAACATCGCTTGCAAATTCGCCCCGTTAAAACTGATCGGCACGTCGAAATCGGTTTGCCCCGCCGCAACCGCGATGCTAAGCGGTGCCCCGAAGCTTCCCACGTCGGACCATGCCCCATTGAGCGGGGCCGCGCCGTCTTCATTGATCGATGCCGACCAATTATAAACAAGATTAACGCTCATGAATTCTCCGGTGTTTGCACTTCAAGCGCCTGGATCACAAGCCGCCGATCTTGCTCATCGATGTTGAGCACGCTTACGAAATTGAAAACCCGCCCGCCGTGCGTGCCCCGCATATCGGGCTTGACCGTGAAGGTGCTGCGTGGGTGTCGAATTGTGATGATATGCGAAACAATGGCTTTTTGTTGGCTCGCGTTGAATTGCTCGCGCCCGCTCATCGGGCGAATCTCGGCCCAAACGGTCGCCACGGGGAACCACTTGCCCGGGATAACTTGCCCGTCAGAATTCCGCTGCGTGGTATCTTTCGACTCAATCGTGAGCCGCCGTTGCAACGGTCCCGCGAACACTTTGCCGTAATCGGTGCTAGGCATAGCAACCTTGATCTGCACTCGCAATCATGTCGATGATTGCCCCGGGGGTCGCAATGTCTTCCTCGCCCCGGTTTTCGTACAAGAATGACACGAGCAAGAGCGTTGCAAGCTTCACGTCTTCACCGATCAAATCCGCGTTAGCAACGCCCGAAGTGTATCGTACGCTACAAGCGTCGATTTGCTGGCGATTCACGGGCCAGTTTTGCCCGATGATTGGTTGTATGCGCGAGCCGAAGCCGAGCGCGAGCACGTAAAGCGAGGGGTCAATCGTGGTCAACACGCCGTTAGTGTCGAAGTATTTGACGCTCTCGACGCTCACGAGCGGGGGCTTTGGCAACGAAAGGATTGCCGCCGCGTTGGGCAACCATTGGGGATTGAGCCCCATACGCCTTATGTCGAGGTTGTAATAACCGTTCGCCGCCACGGGGAAGCCGTCAAACGTCCAATCGTAAGTCGAGGTCAAGAGCGTTTGCCGCAAGAGCACTTCCACGCGCCGACGAGCCGCCGCGATCATCATCACCAAAACGTCGTCGTCGTCTGGAAACTCGATGCGGGTTTGCCGCTTCGCTTCCGCGAGGGTCACGGGCTCAAGCCCGAACGTGAGGGGCACTGAGCCCGAAGCCGTTGCCCCCTGGGTGAGCGTCACTTGCCCGGGGCCATCGATCGAATTGACGTAGGTTCGCGGGACGATGCCTGCCCCGGAAACCCGCACTGCCCCCGCGAGCGCGCTTGTGGTCAAGCCCGTCACGATTGGCGAGCCCGCCGCAATGGTGCCCGTTTGGGTCACGAGCCCGGGGCCGCTCACAAGTTCAAGGTGTTCAACGGCGGGCATCGAGGTTATTTCCGCGTGGCTTTCTCGGCCCGTGCGTGGTCGTGCGGGTCACTGGTCGCTTTCTCGGTGGGGGCGTGCTCGTGCGGGTCGTGCGTTGCGTCTTCGGCCGGTGCGGGCACGGGCACTGCACAACCCGCCTTGACCATTGCTTCCGCGTAACTTCCTTCCGCCTCGAAAACGAAACCCTCATCGCGAACGGTTTGCCCGATGAGCATTTGCCGGGTGAGTTTCAAGTGCATGCGAATTGCTCCATTTGAGAAAAACCGGGGCGTGTTTCCCTATCGCGCCCCGGCCGTATCGGTGAACTCGACGCAACGGCCGGAATTGTGATCGATTGGGAAAGGGTCAAACGGTCGTCATATCGAGAATGTTGTTGAACGATTCGGGGTGACGGAGGTTGATATCCACGTCTTGCAACGTGACGATGCGAAGCGTCCCGGAAGTCGAATTAGAAAATGGATCAACGATCACATCTTGACCGGACCAGAACGCCAAGATGAGGTCATTCCAGTTGCCGAAAATCATGGCACTGCAAACCGCGCCGCTCGTGCCCTTCACGAGATTCGCGGGCACTTGGTTTGACACGAAAGCCGGATACCCATTGAGCGGGGTGTCGGGGGCATCGGCGTTCCAAATGTACTGCGCGTTCGTCGAGCCCGCTTTGAGCGTGGCTTTCATCTTGCCCCGGGCTTTGGCATTGGTGACGTATGCCAATGAACCCATATCGGCATTGGCTGTTGAAACGGCGGTTTCCTGGGCAATCACGCCAATCCATGTTGGGTCGCCGCCGTTGGTCCCAAGCGGTGTTGTGCTAATGCCCGGGTAGGAAAGGATGCCCGTCGGTTGATTTGTAAGCCCCGTGCCCGCAATGGCCGCGAGGTCAACGCCCCGGGCAACCACGTTCGCGAGGTCATCACGCACGAACATTTCAGCATCCGTGTTGATCTGTTCCGCGAGCCGCCGCGTGATGTCGGTATAAGCGCCCGCCGTGCGTGGCGTGAAGGGCACTTGATCGACAGTCGGTTGGCTCGTCGTCGGTGCGCCGCCTTGCGACAACCAGTACATTGTTGACGCCGCGCTTTGCCGGGGAATTGCAAAAAGCCCCTGCATGTCGGTCATGATTCGCGCGCCTGCCATCCGCACAACCATTCGGTTCCGCAAGATGTCAATGTATGTCGTGTCGAGAATGGTTGGAATCCCGCCGACGCCCGCCGTTGTGTCAAACGCCCGGGTTGCTTGTGGCCCGTAACGCGTGCGCCCGATCGCCGCCGATCTCAAGTCGATCGGCAAATCGTAGGGCATGATGAATGCGTTGCTTTGCAACGGCCGATCGGTGATGCCTCGCCGCCGCTCAAGCAGTGCTTGCGAGGTCTCGCCCTCCAAGCCGTCGAGCTTCACGCGATCGGCCATCATGCGAATCGCACGAAGCAACGAGTATCTTCCAAGGTTGCGGGGCTCTTGATGGGGAAGCCGTTCGCCCGCTGGGATTGGCTCGCCCTCGCGGTTGCCCGCCGCGCTCGTGACTGCTTGCAACGCATCGAGCCGTTGCCGTGACGCGATTTCCTCGCCGAGCCGTTCGGCTTCGGCAACGAGCCCGTCGAATTGCGTCCGCTCCTCGGGGGTCTTCGGCCGGTTCTCCGCATCGGCCTTGTCATTGATTGCCCGGGCATCGGCAACGAGCTTTGCCCGCCGTTTCTGTAACTCTTTGACATCCATAGGTGCGCCCTCGCGGGGTTGTGGTGGTGGTCAAGAAACCTCGACGAGCCGGGCGCGGTCGCGGTCGCGTTCCGATTCCAGCGCGTGAGAGGGGTTGGCTTCGGTCGCCTTGCTTCGGTCGTGCGCCTCGCGAGCGGTGTTGAATGCCCGCATCGCAACGCTTGTTTCTTCATACGCGGGATAGGTCACGGGTCCCACATCAAACAATTCACCGATCTCGATGAGTGTACGCAAGCTCGTTTCGCTGCCGAATTCCCACGCGTCGAGCGCGGTGGTAAAGCAAAACGATTGCCCTTGGATGTCGCCCCGTCGGATCAGTTCCGCGACGTTTCGCCCGTCGGTTGTGTCGGGCAAGTCATATTCCGCGAGCAAGCCGGTTGCGTCCTCGCGAAGCCGAAGCGTGCCCGCCGATTGCCGCCCGAGCAACCGCGAGGGGTCGTGATCTTGCAACGCCCGGGCATCGCTCCGGGCCAACGCTTTCGAGAATGCCCCGGGGGCAATCTTCTCGCGGAACATTCCGAGATCGGCCGAGTAGACGCCGAACACGGCCGCATAGCCGACAACGGTGCCCGGGCTCTTTGAACCCTCGGGGGCTTGCCGAAGCTCGACGCCCTTGACCACTTGCCGCACTTCGCGGTTGCCATCGGGTTTCATCACGCTGCCTCGCTTTGAGGTTCGGGCATCGGTGCGGGCTCGCCGCCCTGGGTGCCCTGGGTGCCCGCTGGTTCGCTCTCGGGCTCAAAGCCGATGAGCGGGTCAAGAATCGCGTTGATTTGCTCGGTGGTGAGCGTGGGGAATGATGCCGCAATCATGCCCGCCGCCGTCGCAATCGGGATGGTGCCCGCCGTCACGGCTTCGACGATTTGCACAAGGCTTGTGATCTGAGCCCCATTGAGCGCGGTGGCTTGAACGTCGGTCGCCGGTGCCCCCGTCGAAGGTTCCGCAATGGGCACGGTGGCGGGCTCGTCGGGCTCGGTGCCCTCGCCAACGGCCGCGAGGGGCTCGCCCGTTTCTTCGGCCGGTACGTTCTGACTTTGAACCATGTAACGGTCGCCGCCGTTGGCGGGTCCCGGAATGGGCAACCCCTCTTTTGCCGCCACGGTATCGGCACTGACAATGCCGTTAGTTTTCAGCTTGACGTAGTAATCGGCGCGGGCATTCATGTTGCCGCGCAAGAGCCTCGCCATATCGTGTTCCGCGAAAATCTGCCCCCGCTCCTCATCGAAAAGAAACTTGTCTTCAAGCTCGGCGCAAACCACGTCGAGCCAACCGCCGAGACAATTCGTCACATAGTCAAGGTTTGATTCTTCGACGTTGGCAAGGTGCGATTGTGAGTAGTCGCCGAGCTTGTGCGGGGGCAAATTCAAGAGTCGGCAGATTTCGAGAATTTGAAATTGGCGGGTCGCGAGGAATTGAGCCGCTTCGGGCGATATCTGCGTTTGAACAAACTTGAGCCCTTCCTCCAAGATGGCAACGCGGTTCGCGTTTTGCGGCCCTGCATGAACGTGTTCAAAGGATTGCCGCAACCGCTTCACGGCAACCTCGCTCAATTTCTTCGGGGTTTCCAGCATGCCGTTGGGAATCGCGCCATTGCCGAACAAGGAAGCCCCGAATTGTTCCGCGCCCATGCCAAGCCCGATCGCTTGCCGCCCCATCGTCGCGGGTGAATACCCATAGATTCCATCGAAGCTCAAGCCCGCGATATGCAAGATTTGCTCCGGTCGCCAACGCTTTTTGGTGTTGCTGTCCTCGTAATAAAGTGCCCCCTTGTCATCACGCACGGGCTTGGTTGTGCCCGGATTAAGTGGCCAAAGCGCGGTCGCGGTGCCCGAGCCATCGCGAACGATTTCCGAATAATGGTTGCCCCATCCCAGCGTATGCCCCATCACCATTTGCCAATATCTAACCGCGTTCGTCTCGGGGTTCGGCTTGTATCGTACGATACGATGGCGGGGGTCATCGGCAAGAGGTTGCTTGCCCTCGCTCGTCGTCTGGCGATAGAAGCCCAATGGAAGCTTGGCAACATCGGTCGCAATGACGTTGACGCCCGCATAGAACGCGGTGAGCGTAAGCGCGGTTTGCGGGGTGACAACCACGCCCGAAAGCACGGGATTCCCAAACGAGAAGCCCGCGAGGTTGCCCGGAATAAGACTTGAGCCCGCCCGGAGCGCGGCCCGTCCGATGCGTCTCAAGTGGTCGATCAAAGCCGCGTGAAAGGTTTGAATGCCCCGCATAGTCGAGGGTCAAACGACGAGAATGCCCCGCTCCTCATAGACGCTATCACTGAGCGATTCATCGGCAATCGTGCCCGCAACCGCGTTCACAAGCGCGCTCATTCCATCAATCTTATCGGCAGATTTGGATTTGCTTAACTTCACGTTGCCCGCTGGGTCTTGTTCGGCAACCGCGTTTGCGCACATCCAATTCAAGACGGGGTTGTTACCGTGTTGAAGCTTGCCCGTGAGCACGAGCCGCTCAAGCTCTTTGGTTGGCCCGGTCAATGACGCGTAGCCTTGCCGAAGTTTCTCGAC